AGGCGCTCACGCGACTTGACGATGCGGAGCGGTGCGCCGTTGACCTCGGCGAGGATGCGCGCGCTCTCGGAATGGTCGAAGACCTGCATGGCGGTCGGGTCTGTGGCTGCAACCACACCCATGACCTCGTAGGTGCGCAGGATGCCAGTCGCTTCCTCGGCGCGCTGCTGGCGGACCAGAGGGCTCTCGTAGACGATCTCGGCGATCCCGCCCATCTCGAGCAGTTCGGGCGGCGCAGGCGGCAGAACGCCTGCCTGCGTCCAGATGTCGAGCTCGCGGACGATCAGGGGTCCGAGGAACTCTGACTGCTGGCGGCCGATCGTCGGGGCCAAAAGCGCGCCTTTCTCCTGCGCGCGCAGCATTGCCTCGGTCGCCGTCATCTGCGGCGTGTCGACGAGGATCTGGAAGAGGGTGACGAGGAAGGCGCGGTTGATGGCCTGGCGGCGCTGGTCGGCCATCTCGAGGGAAATGCGCGGATCGCCTTCGGGGCTCATGTGCTTGGCCAACGCCTGGCCCTGCTCATTCAGGTAGCCGCGATTGATGGCGCCGGAGCGCACCGCGAAGGGGTTGAGCGCGTCGACATCGGCGGTCAGGATCGGAGGGTCGGTGACGAGCTGGCCGTAGCGGAGCTGCGTCTTCGACATCTCGTTGAGCGTCTTGATGTCTGCCAGCGCGTCCCACGCCGGCGAGCGCCCGTAGACCTCGCGCGGGGCGGTCGTGTAGCGCGACACCGCATAGGGGAAGGTGCGGAAGCCGCCGCGACGCAGCACGTCGCGCGTCTCGACGCAGATGTCGTAGGCCGCGTTGGCCATGCCGCGGTAGTCGCGCTTGCCCCGCGCCTTATCCTCGTTGGGCTTGACGCAGTGGAGGAAGGTGAACTTGCGGTCGGGCTCGCGCTCGGCGTAGCGGCTGATCGTCTCTGGCAGCTTGTCGCGCCACTTCTGCTGCGCCTGCCGGACGGTCAGCTCGTACTCCCGGTCGACCACGTCGACCTGCCCCTGCGCGTTCTCCTGGATGTAGATCTCGGAGAGCGGGACGTGCATGTAGCGGATGCCGCCGGCGAGGCCATCCTCGATGTAGAGCGCGCCGGTGCCGAAGGCGCCGAGCGACATGAAGGTCTCGTAGGCCTGGCTCGCGAAGTTGGCGCCGGGCGCGTAGCGCAGCCGGAAGGCCAGGTCCCGGATGTCTTCGAGGTAGCGGTTGACGGCCTCGCTCTCGCGCAGCTCCATGGGCGCGGCGAACCTGTGCCACTTCTGCGTCCGCGGCACGAGCATACTCTCCATCGCGGCGCTAAACGCCGGAAGCGCGAGCTGCGCCGTGCTGTCGTAGACCCACTCCTCGCGGCGCTGGCCGGGCGAGTACTTCGTCACGAACTCATCGGCGCGCGGGAGCACGCGCTTCGCGATCTCCGACCAGACGCGCTCGAAGTTGCCGCGGTACGCCTTGCGGCTGTCGAAGAGGCGGATGAGCTCGGTGGCGTCGTTGTCGGCCATCAGTTCGCCTTCCGCACGTCGGGGTCGATGAGCTGCGTAAAGGGGAGATGGCCGGCGAGATCGCGGGCGTCGGCGGGCAGGCCAAAGCGCAGCGCCTTGTCCTCGTCGCGCGTCCACACGTAGGGCCGCCAGCCGTTCTTGGTTGCCTCCACTCCGGTCGCGCAGCCTTTCGGCCAGTCGGGGACGGAGAGGTAGGCCTTGCCGTAGAGGCTGACGACGTGGCCGCTCATCACATGCCGGCCTTGGCGACTGGCGCCGACGTCGCGCCAAGATCAGGGAGCCCCTGGTCGCCCGTGAAGATCGTGGTGCCGCGGCCACGCATGGCGGAACTGTCGCGCTTGTTCCGCATCAGGATCGCGTCGTCGATCGTCGGCGTCGGGGGTGGAGCCTGGACGTTCGGTTTTGGAAGCAGAAAACCCATGCGTTCAACCCCAGTCGACCTCGCCGACCCCGTCGGCTTGTAGCTGCGATGCTACTCCACCCGCACCGCGATAGTGCGCGGGGACGCGGGCATGGCGGAGCATCATCATAGCGTACCTGCTAGCCGAGATCAAATCGTCGTACTCCTTGACGACCTTGCCGTCCTCGCGGTGGTACTGGCGCCGCTCCTCGAGCCACATCGGGCACGTCGAGAACACCTTCCACCTGCCAGACCTCATGCGCTCCAGCATGTCGAACAGGCCGGCCTCAAGCCCTGACGTGCCGTCCGCGAACTTCGCCCGCTCCCCGAGCATGTTCAACCCTGCCCGCCTGTACTGCTTGGCGATCTGCTCGCCGGATCCCTTGTCGTGCTGCAGGCCATCGTGTGGCCACGCCCACGGCAACCTGCCCCACTGTTTCAGGATCGCGACGTGCTGCTCGGGCGTGTTCTTCGAGACCCTGTGCTCGCGCGTCAGATAGACAATGTCCCTGTCCCTGTCCCACGCCAGCTCGACCGCGGCTGTCGGGTGGTCCCACCCAAAGTCGATCCCGGCGATCCGCGGCCACCACTCGGGCAACTGGATAGGCTGGACGACGATGTCGCTCTCCTTGACAGGGAAGATCGCGCCGGAGCCGAGCATGGGCACGCCGCGGGCGCGGGCGTCCTGTTCGTGCTCGGGGTAGGTGGCCACGATCGCATCGGCCTGCGCCCTGGTGTAGTGGCCGGCGTCGTAGATCGTCATGGCCGTGACGGCCCTGTAGGGGGTCTGCTCGTTCAAAAACCTGCGCACGACCTCCGACATGCCCATCAAGGGCGTGAACGTCAGGTAGACAACCCCCTGCGTCGCGTTGGTGCGCGTCAGCCCTTCCGAGTAGACATCCATCGGAGGCTCTTCGTCGAACCACACGACGTGGACCGTATTGGCCTGCCACTTCTCGCGCCCCTGCTCGTAGGCCTTGAACAGGACGGTCGACAGGCCACCGGCCTTGTGACGCACGGTCAGCGTGTCGAGCGCATTGGCCGTACCCATGCGCCGGTTCCAGTCGTTGAGCATCTCCTTGGGGATCATGCCAGTCCCCCACTGGCTTTCATCCTGGGGACTGCCGACAAGGAGCCTCTGCACGCCATCGCGCGTCAGTTCCGTCGATACCGACCCGGCCATTGCCGTGATGGGCGCGTCGAACCTTCGCCCCTCCCACCAGTCGGGATACCTCCCCGTCAGGTGCATCGCCAGTTCCGCGGCGCCAGACCACGTCTTGCCGAGCTGGTTGCCGGCCATGAACAGGCGTTCGCGGTTCGGCTCAATCCCCTTCGCGTGGAACTCCATCTGCTTGGGGTAGGGCTTGTAAGTCGACAACCTGTCCCGCAGGCGCCGGGAGTTCCGCTCGGCCTCCAGCTTCTTCTTCAAGAGCTGCAGATCGCTCGCCGAGAGCGGAAGTGACGAGGGTGAGGAGCCGCTCAAGCTGTTCGTCCTCCATTTCCTGGACTGTCGTTGTGGTGACGTCGAGCTGCTTGGGCATCAGCGACGCGGCCACCTTCACGAAGCCGACCGGGTCCATGAACTGCGCGCGGCGCAGCGCGCTCTCGCCACAGTCTTCCCACACGCGGATGAAGTCGTCGTAGAAGGCCTTGGTGAGCTGCGTGCGTGACTGCTTCAACTCGCGCCGGCGGTTGATCTGGACCTCGTTGCCCATCGCGGCGAACTCTGCGGCCGTGTGGCCAGCGGGGTTCACGATGCGGTCGGGGTCGCCCTTAGCCCGCGAGTGCTCGCGCTTCTTGTAGGGTTTGGGCTCGGCGAACGGGTTGGGGAGATCGCGCATGGCGTCAGCGCACGGCGAGGCTGTAGGCCACGATAATGGATGCGATGGCCGCCAGGGTGCCGATGTCGATGAGGACGAGCGGGGTCATTTCGGGAATGTAGCAATATCGCTACTAGGGGTCAAGTCGCGACGGGCGAGGAGTGACCAGCCTCCTCGCCCGCGCTTTTCGTCAACCACAAGGTTTGCCTCAGTGGCTCCAAGGCGCGGATAGGCTAACAGCCTGCGCGCGAGCCCGCAATAGGGAAACCGCCCTTTTTACGCCGGAGAGGCTCTTCCCCTCGAGCCTGGGGGTACTCCCCCCTCCAGCCTAGCAGCCCTGCCAGGCGACGAGACCCCCTCGGGATCGGCTCGATGGCTGCGAGGCGGGCAGGGCTAGCAGGAATGATAGGCTGCAAGTCCTGCTAGCACGGATGATGGTCCTAGGAATGCGGTCAAGTTGGATAGGAATAAAAGCGTATAGACTGATAGCCCGGTCCTAGATGCATGTTATAACATTACGTGCCTCACAAACCTGTGATTGGACGAGAGTAGCAGCAGTGCTACGTTGCAGCATCAACGCTAACAAGGGAGATAGCGATGACTGCACTCACCCAATACACCCCCGAAGAGCGCGCCCGCGCACTGTATTACTATTTTGGTTGGCAGGGCGGCACGATCCATCAGCTTGCCGAAGCGACCGGCTGCAGTGACCGCGAATTGCTACACGGCACGCCGGCAATCAACCTGGACGGCTTCTCCGCCGTTCGGACCTGCAACACCGAATGGCGGGTCAATCGCCTCGCTCCACAGCACCGCGGCGACGTGGGGTATTGGGCAGGTGTCATCCGCGGCTTTTGGGTCACAGGCCCGCTTGACGGGTTGAATGACCGATACGCCACGAACGAGGCGCGCTGACAATGCTCGCGCTCCTCCAACTCACCATCGCGGCTTACCTCACATCCTCCGCCATCCATGACGTCGATCCGCAGACTTTCGTATGGGC